GTTCCTTCTTCGAATGGTGCTGCCAATTCGGGGTAGAGTTGCTCAATGTCCTTCTCGTAAAGGGCCGTGATATTATTTACCAGTTTAGCAGTCTTGTCAAGCTTCCTCTTTTTATGTTCGGGTTCAAGATACTCTAAATTAAGTTTCTGTCTATTAATGTTCTTGATATTATCAGGATTAATATCATTAACAACAAACCTTACTCCCAACACACCACTTAACCACTCAGCAAAATCATCACCAAATCCATCCTCAAATTTCCATATATTGGTTTCACTTGTAAGAAAATCTACTTGTGGTCTAAACCAATTAACTGCTTGTGATAAGGGAAAATTCTGTAGCATCTGATAGAACATCATTTTATCTTCCATCAGTTCTTGTATATCATCACCATACATTCTCTTTAAGAATATAGAACAAGAGAAGAACCTATCAATAGGATTTCTTACAATAGTAAAATGAGGAATATCTTTTATATCAAAGTATCTCTCATATAACGATCTATCAAAATGAGCAATTTCTATTCCATCTACACTATCCCATATTTTCTGTTCTGGTTCAAATCCATTATCCAAAAAATTCTCTTCAAGAAATCTACCAGCAGTTCTTGGGATATGAACAAATAAAAATCTCTTTGCTGGATTTGGAAAAGATTGTACTGTCTGCCTATATGTTGGCATAAAATTTCTCCATATCCTTTTGATAATACATCATAACATTTTCTACTATTCTATCATTTCTAATAACCTTATCATTCTCATTCGTTTTCAGTTTTGGATATGATACATCATTTATTTTAAAATCCATATTTAATATATCACTCATCCAATAACCAAAGTTCTTACCAAAACCATCCTCATACTTCCAAATATTAGTATGAGGAGAAATATAATCTAATTGTGGTTTAAAATATCTAGTCTTATCTTTAACTGGATCTATAGAAAGAACTCCATCTAAAGAATTACCAACCCAAAAATTATCAAGAATAGTAAAACAATCATTAACATCCTCTAAGATACAATTAATATTTTTCCCATACTTTCTTTTCAATAAAAAAGAAGATCCAAAAAATCTATCAATTGGATTTCTAATAACAGTAATATGAGGAATATCATTTACATCTAAATGCTTCTCATATAATTCTCTATGAAAATGAGATGCAACAATATCTTGCTGATCTTCTTGATCAAATCCATTAGATGCAATCATCTCACTAAAAAATCTTCCTGCAGTACGAGGAATATGAATATAGAAAAATCTTATATTAGAAGAATCTCTAAACGTCGGCATCTATTGTATCTAAAATATTAATTGTCGGAAACCAACCAGTACTTAACATAATAGAAATATCTGCAACATTATCATCAACTTCACCAGGAGTATAATCCTTAACTGGAAGATCTGATTGACCAAATGCTTCCGCTAATTTGCGTACTGGTATAGATTCCCCGTACCCAACAGGTACAGGTCCACAAATAGTACTAGGAGCGAGATACCTAATAGCACGACATACATCTTTAACATGAATCCAATCTCTCTTATGGTTAGTTACATACGGTGCAGTTTTATCCTTTAACATCCCATACATCATATTATCTCTGCTATCAGGGCCATAGACCGTTGTAAAGCGCATTCCTGCACTGTTTGGTGGTGCCATTTGCTCATTGACCCATTTACTCATAGCATAAGGATTATTCCAATACGCGCCATCTACAGCACTTGAAGAAGCATAGAGAAGTCTTGTATTAGTATCTCTACACCAATCAAATAAAGGTTTTGCCTTTACTACATTATTCTCATAATACTCTGCAGGTTTCTGAAGACTCTCACGTATATCTGCCCATGCAGCAAGGTGAACTACAAGATCATAGTCACCACCTTTAAAATCAGAAATACAATCTGGATGGTCAATTCCATGAACTTTGTATCCTAGTTCGTGTCTCCAGTCAGCAAAAACATACCGACCAATGAAACCCCTATGTCCTGTTACTAATACTTTCATGTTACTGGCCAATCAATAACGGTTCTAATTTCTTTATTATACTTCCATACCTCTTTAAACATATCAGAATTTACACCGTGCTCATCGAACTGAACAATTAACGAATTAAGATCTTTGGGAAAACAAGTTCCACCAAATCCCCGATCATTGTCTATACCAGGAACCTGAGTATGTGACTTTCCTATTCTACTGTCAGATGATACTCCACGACGAACGTGAGTATAATTCATCCCTACTGCTTTACAAAGATCGTGTATCTTATTAAAATATGCTACCTTATATGCAAGGAATGTATTTGAGAAATATTTAATTGCTTCACTCTCATCAGAAGAAACAACTATACTTGGAATCTTTGGAAAACAGGCTTCAAAGAAAACTATAAAATCAACACAAAGTTCCTTGTTCCCACCTACAACATTACGTTCTGCTTTTCCAAAATCCTCTACAGCATTTCTTGCAGTAAGGAATTCTGGATTGTGAATAACATTATGTCTTTCTGTATACTTATTAGTTGTACCAATAGGAACAGTAGATTTAATAACAAAAGTTCCTACTAAATTATCAGGCAAATTCTCAAAGAAATCATCAAGAACAGACAGATCACATTCTCCAGTAGTCTTCATTGGAGTAGGAAGACATACAAAAATAAAATCTTGTTGTATGACTTCTTCTAGTGGACTAAGAGATCGATTCTTATCTACATCGAATACCTTACATTTTACTTTATCTCTTAAGTTCTGGTAAACGGCATTGCCTACAAAACCATTACCAACTATTCCAACACTAACATTTTTCTTCATAATACCATCCTACTAAATCCTTTAAGTTTTTCAAAGCCAATCACTTTCTCAAATTTATCCTCCATTCCAGTCTTATGGGATATAACAAAGATATTAGCATCTTTGATTACATATCGGATAATCTTTAAGAATTCTTCTGTCCCTTGTCCATCTAGTGAACTATCAAACACCTCATCCAATACCATTAAATTGGTCGAGACTGAATTCTTAAACTTAGCCACTTCCCTCCAAGTGAAGAGAAGGGCTAAGTCTATTCGTTGCTTTTCACCTTCACTAAACGAAGCATAAGAAAAGTCTTCGTGTATTGGTGACTGAACGGTTTCATTAAACTCCTCATCAAGAGTAAAGTTTATGTAGAAGTCCATCATCTGTAGATAACGGTTTACTTGCTGATTTATCAGCGGTAGATACTTCTTGATGATTTTAGTCTTAACTCCACCATCTTTCAATAGTCCGTATGTGAAGTTGTAATATTTGATTTTGTCTTTACGAGAGACTAATTCGTCATAGGTCCCCTGGAGATTCTCCTTGTAAGTTTCTAACTTGTCATGCTCAACACTTCGGTTTTCAAGTTGACTGGTAAGTGTTTGAATTTCAGATTCCAGTTCTTTGACTTGTCTCTGACATCCAGAGACGCGAGTATTGTTTTTAGAAATGCCATGCGTTAGTTTAGTGATCTCCTTACTTAAGGTTGTGAATTGACGCTCTCGCTCCTGTTCTGTTTTAATTGCTTCCTCCAGTTGTTTATAACCAGATTGCAACTCCTTTGCTTTAGTTTGAGCGTCAGCGATTTTATTTATTCTAAAGTCTTCATCTATATCCTGTGTACAAGTAGGACATACCGTGTTTTCCGTAAAAAACTTATGCTCTTTGGTTATAGTGGATACATTATGAGAGATTTTTCCCTTCAGTGTGTTTAGTTTTAATAACTTTTCTGAAGCACCCATTACCGTTTCTTGCTTCTTTGTACAATCATCCACATCAGATTCTATGATTTGATTTTTCTCTATATTAGTATCAATCTCGACTTTAAGTACTTTAATTTTACCCTCTTTCTCACTTATATTTTCTTTACCACGAGACTCCACCTCCTCTATAAACCTTTCTTGCATTGACACTTTATCATTAAGAGACTCTTTCTTAAGTTCAAAAGTTTTAATCTCTTCTTTAGATTGACGTATCTTATCTTTAATAATATTATTCATTGAAGTGAATATTTTAATATCAAGAAGATCCTCAATAACATCCCTTCTATTAGTAGCAGTCAATTGCATAAAAGGAACAAAGTTACTACTACCAAGTATAACAATCTGGGTAAAAGATTTATAATTCATTTTAAGAACATTCTGCTCTAACCACTTCTGTTGGTCATTAGCATTAGCAGATTGATCTAATAATTTATCATCCCTATAAATTTCAAAAATATTTGGTTTAATCCCTCTTGATACTTTCCAACCAGTAGTACCTAAAGAAAACTCTACCTCAACTTTACAATCTTTTTCATTAGTAGAATTTATTAATTGTCCCTTATTAATCTTACGAAAAGGTTTACCAAACAAACTAAATGTAAGTGCATCTAGAACCGTACTCTTACCACTACCATTAACCCCTACAATTAAAGTAGTAGACGCTGCATTAAAATTAATTTCACTATATTGATTCCCTGTACTTAAAAAGTTTTTCCAGCGAACCTTTTCAAATAAAATCATGGTGTTTGGTATTGGGCGGCACTACAATGTCGTTTGGAGTTATGACAGTGT